TTCAGGAAGAGCAACTGGAGTTTCTTCTTCCTTCTTGTCCTGAACACCGGTAACAATTTGACCAGAAAGAGCCTTTTTTAGTTCTTCGATCTTGTCGTAAATACGAGAAGCCAACTCTTTTTGAATGAGACTCTTGAACTTCGGAGCCTCCTTCTTGATGAGAGTTTCGATAACGGATTTGAGAAGTTTGTCGGTATCGGTTTCCATTTATCCCCTTTACACAAGACCAAACTGTGTAGTATCGGGTTCGATCTTTCCCGCATTACGCTCACGCTCAATTTCCTTATCCATCTGCTTGATCTCGGCTTCACTAAAGCCAAGCACATTCTTTCGCACCCATTCATGAGAATAGTACTTACCTATGTATGGTTTAATATTACTCAATTCATCAACTTGCTGCCGCCGGAGTTCAGCGTTCTTGAGTTCTGTGAATAGATTGTCTTTAAGGAAGTCAAAATAAATTGCTTCCTTCATTTCTGCCCATTCCTCTGCCGTGATTACTTTCTTTAGAATCAACTGCTTCTTCAAAATGTCATAGAAGAATTCACAGAACTTAGTTCTGAGCCGGTGGATATACTTCGTGAATCGAACTTCATCACGGGTGATCTCTGTGGAACGCCCAAGCATGAACTGCTTGTCCTGCTCCAAACGGCTTACAGGCACCGAAAGGGCACGATACAGTTTCTTTTGGAAGTACACGACATCTGTAAGTTCTCCAAGATTCTGACCGCCCTGTAAGGTGGTGATTTCAGTACCACGGCTACCTTCACGGCGAGGCAACCAATAGTCCTCAAGCATCGACATGAACTTGCGATCATCACGAATTTCTCCTGTTGCCGCATCGTAAACAAGACGATTGCGGTATCGGTTCATGAGATCCTTGACATATTGTTCTGCCTTGGTCTTCGGCAAGTTACCGACATCGATGTAGAAGATACGGCGTTCTGGCGCACGGCTGATGCGATAGATGACGATGGCATCTTCCAACATTCGCAGTTGATTTAGAGGCTTTATAGCCTTATGCAGATATCCAACAGTTCTTTTATATCTACTATCCATCAAACCGGACGAGCAAAATGCAATTGCATCCTCGCTGATCTTGATACCTGTGGGATTTCCACCAGCACGGGGATTGTCTTTGTTGTACAGATAGAAATCTCTGTATCCCGTAATAATTTTTGTACCGTTCTTGAGTGTTTCTTTCGTATACTCACGAATTTTCTGAATGTTCATTGGATCCACATAACGCATTTCTAGGATGCCTTTCTGTGGATTTTCTTCGTCAATTATCAAGTGAAAGAATATCTTACCATCGACATACCAACGGCGAAAAACTTCAGAACCCCTTGTTTCAAATTGCATGACACGAAGAAGATTTCTGAATTCTTCGTGAATGCGTTCCTTTACATTATCGCTTGCCTTAAGTCGATCAAGCACAATTTTCACAGGTGATTTCTTTTCACCCATTACAATACCTTCATTGATGATGTCATCGATTGCGACTTCAACAATAGGGTCTTGTGCCATCTCACGGTACTTCATGGTCAGTTCGAAATCGTTTCGAACAGTACCGTCAAGATCAACATATTGACCATAAAAACCGCCAGCCTCAACAGGAATTGCCCCGTCATCGAATGTCGGTACGACAAACGACTTCAGGGACTTTTCCTGCTTCTTTTCTTTTTTAGAGCGATCTAGACGAAATCCGAAGAGTTCCATTATGTAAATACCTCATGACCTTTCAAATTAGGTTGTTACCCCTTCGACTTCGAAGTATTGATATGCAATCGTTACATCAAAGGTTGAAGGTTCTGATTGTGCGCCCATGTCCATCGTTGTTTCCGAAATGGTGGTGGGCCAGCAACCAACCATCTTATAACGAGCAATTGGATTGCCTTCACGGGTGAGTGGGGTAATCGTCCAGTCTGTCATGAAGTTGCTCATGGCATTCGCACCGACATTGCTGCGGTTTGTATTCATGAGATTCATCCATGCCTCGAAAGACTTGCGTAGTCCGTATGTACCATCGTTATAGCAAGAAATAGACCAATCAGCGAAGGTACGATCTCCAGGGTACTTAAAAGCACGACCCATGTAGAACGCATTGTTTGTATTCAAAGTGGATGATGGAATCTTTGAAGCCTTGCAAAGGAACGAAACCTGTGCTGATGGGCTTTGACCGCCCACCGCAGCGGCTAGAGCATTGATTGCTCCAGATACCGCTCCACCGAACAAGGCTCCTGCCACGGCTGCTGCTCCATTGATGGAGGCTGTACTATTGCCGGGGAAGTTGCCTTGCACAAGGAACAGGTTGTTTCTTGCAAGACCATTGATTAGGTTGGCACGGAATGCATCGATGCTGAACTGTGACATTTAGGACTCCTTATGGGTATTTAGTGTGGTTTCCTGCATCACGAATCAGGCACCGACCTCGCTGAAGTTTACGCCTGTACGAGTGGCGACGAAATTCAACTGGATGAAGTTGATGCTGCGATTCGGCTTGATGTAGATATCAGCAACGAACCGATTGCCATCGATTACTTCAGGCGTGTTGTTTCTCTCGTCACATACAACCTTGAAGTCAATGAGACCTCTACGAGCCTGTACATCACGGAGGAAGGGTTCGACAAGCGAACGGAACTGCGACCGTGTAAAGGCATCGTTGAACTCAAAGAGGCTGTACTTGGCGGCGGTGGCAATTGCCTTCTCAAGCACGATGAACAGACGGCGCACATTGATGCGGTCGAATGCCGATGGCTTGGCTTGGGCAGTCTTATCACCGTAGAGTACGGTTCCCTCTCCCGTGAAGGTGGCGACAGGATTGATGTTGTTCTTGTACAGAGTGTCCCGTGCTGCTTGTCTTGGTTGGAATGCCAACTTAATGACACCACGAACCTGACCACGGTTCAATCCGGCGGGGCTGTACCAAGGATCAAAGTTCAAATCGGTACGGGCACACAGACCGGCAATATCTCCGTTCAGGGGAACCCAACGGTTCTTGTCGTTGTAGATATCGTACTGATACTTGTATCCGCTGTCAATAAAGACATAGGAAGAAGAACCGATTGCATTACGATAATCTACAGCACGATTCAATTTGACCTGATCGGTTTCATTTGGATCCTTGTTGGGCACCGACAGGAATGCAACACAGTCCTTACGCTTATCAGCAATATCTTTCAAATGCTTGCCTACAAGTAGTGAACCATCAGTTCCTGCATCATATGCGCCGGTCCAGCAATATTCGGGACCGCCAATGATTAGATTGACATCTACTGTTTCCGAATCGTCAAATAGGTAGTAACCACTCGCTGTCGTGGAGGATCCGTTACCAATGGCTACCTGAACATAAGTTGGGTTGACTCCAGCAACTCCCGTCACTCCAGAGTTTCCTGAATTCAACTGCCAGACACCAACACCAAACGATGTTGTATTTCCTGTGATTGAAGACGAAGCCGTGAGAGATACTGCATCTGCATACCATTGAGCAGCAGTAGAGCCGCCCCACACCCCAGTTCCACCGCTAAACAGGTCAGCAAAACTTGTGAGACTGTTCTTTTCAACGGCGGCAATGTACTTCGAAGTTCGGTTGACTGCATCGACATAATACTTGCTTGTTCCGTCTGGTCCCAATACTCCCGGGAAAACCGAAACGCCTTCGAATTTTTCCAACACATTTCCCTTAACACCCGACATCTTCCCATATCGATCAACGACCACAATATGGAATTCATCTGCTGAACCACCACGCTCGGTTACATAGGTCGATGTGTTTGGCTTTTGATCAAATTGATCTGCATATTGCCAATCTTCCCAGTCACCACCATAAGTGGTCAATCCACCAGTACCAGATGCAGCCTTGGAGCCACAAATCTGAACTTCTAGAGTGTTTCCAAGAACTCCAGGATATTTTGCTACGAAAGAACCGAGGCTATTAACTTCAAGAGATTCGTAATTGTCGCCTTTGATATAGGCATCAGATGCACTTGTTCCAGTAAAACCCTTTGCGTTTGCATTAACCATCCCGTCCAGTTCGCCACGAACAACTTGAAGGTTGTTTCCGTAACCAAGGAAGTTAGCGGCACAGAACCACCACTCGGCGTTTGTATCGTCTGGTGTTCCAAACAATTGAACTAGGTTGTTTTCGCTATCGACTAGGATGCGCTGATTGACTGGACCCCAATTGAAGAGTCCTACGAATCCTGCATTTGTTGTGGCAACAGCAGGGACAATCGTTGTCAAGTCCTTTTCTGTTACATTCACGCCGGGGGAAAGTTGGAATGCCATCTCGGTCTCCTTGGATTAATTAGATAGACGGGGGTATTTATTCGTTTGTCCATTTCAGCCATACTCAAAGAATTTCATTGGCATCATCAAGCCACGATCTATCCCGCCTAGATTGTTTAGGTTTGCTGATATCTTCGTTTGAAAGAAGTCTGGCTGCTTCCTCCATATCGTCTTCGCCACCGTCAAAGAATCCGAATGGAGTTAAATCTTCTTCCAATTTTTTCAACTTTTCTTCGAAGAGTCGCTTACGAATATCCAGATTTACCAAATCCTTGAAATAGTCCTGTGTCGTTAGCCATCCAAACATAACCAAGCAAGCCATTAAATCATCGTGATAACCCTCAGTTGCTTCATAAGAACCCTTTTTGGCAATGTAGGTGCTAATTTCGGAAATAATGTCAAAATCATTTACTATCAATTTGTCGGTTTCGATCATTTCTTTAATTACAGAGCAACCCGCTTTTTTGACCTGACTGCTCATCTTAATTCCGCTGTAGGTTCTACCGCCGCCAAATCCCTCTCCTACTCTTTGCCCTTTTTTACCTTTTATAGAGATACTAATGACATTTTCGTACTCAAGTTCGTCCCTGAGAATGTCTGCCACCTGTTGACCTGTGTCGTTGATCTCAACCAAAATGTAAGATTCGTTATACTTACTGCAAATGGATTTGATAACATTTGGAAAAACTGGAATTGGTATTGTATTGTTTCTATATTTGGCAACTACTTTGTATGGCATCGATGTCGCATCAACCACGACCATTGCATTGTAGTCCTGCCCGATTGCACGACTTGAATCGACCAAAGCGGCATAAATGTGTCCTTTGATGGGATGCTCGTAAACAGACAATCCATCTTCATTTTCAATAATTGGTGTCTGAAATACCAAAGAAGCAATTTTTGATGCTTTGATCAAAGTTTCTTGAGATCCCAAGAACTCGCACTCATATTCGGATAGCCATTGACGCTCCGAAGTGTTCTTGATCGTGGTCTCCTTGAATTTATCATCACGACCAGGAACTTGCCACCAATGCGCCTCTACTGGAACAAACTCAGACTTTTTGTTCTTGGCATTCTGCCACATCTTGTAGAACAGATTCAATCCATTTGGTGTGCTGACGATGACTGTCTTAGATGTCTTTCCTGAAGTAATTGTTGGATATACCGATGTGAAGAACTCTTCGGCAATCTGCTCAGGAACGAATGCAAACTCATCCAACATCAGGAAGTTGTAAGAAGAACCACGGACGGCACTAGAAGATGTGGAAGAGCAGATAACCTTAGACCCGTTTTCCAAGGTGATGCTTGTCTTATTCCATTCCACAATTCCCTGCTGCAACCACTTAGGCAGATTCTCATAGGCGACCTTGAACCTGTCCATGATTTCGGTCGCTGTTTTTAGTTTGTTTGCGAGAATAGCAGATTTGTAATTTGGATTGAACAATACCAAATGAAGGATGCAAGCCACCAATGTCGCTGTCTTTCCACTCTGGCGGGGTATCTTGCAAATCGTAAATCGATTGTCAAATACTGAACGAGCAATTTCTCTCTGAAAGTCATACAACCTAAAGGGCATCAAACCTTCGTCAATCGTCACAACCTTGATGTATGTCTCAATGAAATAAATCGGGTCTTCGGAGCATTTGATGTACTCCTCCAACTGTTCTTTTGTGAATTCTTGTTTTACATATGCACCCTTGAGCAACGGGTTGCCCAAGTATGTTTCATGATCATTGTTCATCTATAATTTCGCCTCTATCAATAGCCTTGCGTTGCTCCCGAATCATTTTTTGCAAATCTGCTGTGCTGCCGACATATATTGAATTGTTAGTTACATTTGTTGTCTTGCCCTTTTCTTCTTTCTTAATGTCCTTCATGCGGCGGTGCAAGTCCATCAATTTATTATTTGCTTCTAAAGAAGACTGAATCAACTGTGCGACAACTTCATATGCACGGGGCTGTTGGCTATCTTGCGCCAACTCTATGATGCCCTCAATCGCCTCTTGCGATTTTTCAATGATGCATTTTAGGTTCTTTCGAACCTCGGTATAATCTTTGTCCGCATCTTGCGCCGAATAGTCCTGACTCGGTTTGTCTTCCACGGGAACGATTTCTTTTGTTATTTCCGTGGGCGGATCAATCCCAAGAGACTTTGCAATATTCATATCAACTTCACTCATTTTTTACCTCATTTACCAAGCGTTCGGCGGATACTCACGAATAACAACATTCGCATGAGTTGCGCCTGTAAATCCTGCCGTCAAGGATGGGGAATAACTTCCTGCCGTAATTCCGTCCGCTGCTGTAACACCAATGTCTGCATACTTCTTGATGCTGTTAGTCGGTTTACCGTAATCGTCAGTATCAAAGATGTTGATATCTGTTTGAGTAATGACGGGCTGATTCTTTACTGGTCCATAGAGATACAGTTTTGCGATGAACTGTATGGATGCAGTATTGATTTTTCTTGTGGAATAGTCACCATAAGACCCATCATCTCCCTCAGTCATTGTCAACGATGAAACAACTATTGGAATGTCAACATCTGTGTCAATTCCATCAATTGCTTTAATCGTAAAGACATACTCCGGAGTGAAATAAGGAAGAATCTGCTCTATGATTTGAAGGCAATCTTCAGTCCCTTTTGTCATGATGCCAACATTCATTGTCATGTTGTAAGGAACTCTCTCAAACCTTCTCTTCAATATTCCACGATCAGCAGAGTTATATGCAACAGTCTGCTGAATACTGTTCAGTTTTCTTGACGAGTCATATTGCATAGAACTAATTTCAAAAGACATTCTTGGCAAATAAGTCTCAAGTCTTACTTTTTGCTGATCGAAATCTGTTCCTATGCGCTCCAAGCGGCGGATGAATTTTTGTTGTGGACCATATGCAAGCGGAACCTTGATTCTTTCAAGTTCATTGCCACTTGCATCATTTCGATGTAAATAGATGTTGTTGAAAAGCGATGCAAATCCAACAACAACCTTTCGAATCGTGCCATGGTAGAAGTGTTCAAGCATTTGTCATGGATCTCCGAAAGGATTGCTCTCATCGAAATTGAAAATCGAATCTGCCTCGGTTTCGATTTCTTCATTTTTTGCTTCGTCTAGTATGCCCATGCTATCAGTCTTGGAGGAAATTGGGGCATACAGATTCACTCCTGCTTTGGCGATGTAGGCGGTTCCTCCCGCTGCCGTTTCTTCGATCCAAGTACCAACAACATTGGATAGAGATATTGTGTTTGGATTGCCGTAAGAGTCATATGCGTAGACCACCGCCCTTGCAGATGCCCCCGCAGTTGACCCCGTAACCGATCCATTCGAGTATTGATAAACGCTGTCGCCTTTTGCAAAAGATCCTGTTCCATAGGTGGCTCCTATAGTGAGATTGACTTTGAAACCAGTTTCATCATTAACGGCATCAAGTTCTTCCACGCCCGTATTGAACTCCTCTTCAGAGTACTGGAACAATTCGCATGTCAATTGATATGAGTAGAGTTTGCCCAACGAATAAAATGGATTCTCATGCTCAACAAACTTGACCTCAAAGAGTCCTTTGCTCAACGGAAGATAGAGCAAATCGCCCTCCAAGGGTCTTGCCATGCCGGTCTCTCTCTTGAAACGCTTTTTGGACACCGTGAATTTCACGCTGTCTCGTATTTCAAAACCAAACTTCGTGAATGTATCACCGCCTTCAAATGCGGTTGTGGTGTCCATATACATCTCAATCATCTTGAATGTATTGAACCTAGAATACTTCGATTCCCCAAACAGATCATCTTTCTGAACCAGATCACGGGGAATGTAGTAGATTTCGTGACCATACATCTTGATCGCTTCAACGGTCAAATCCTCCATGAGATTTTGCTCAGGGAGGTATGTTTTGTTGTTGACCCGAATGTATGGATTTAGTGCCATTTAACTCCTATTACCCCATGATGAAATCTACGGGCAATTCGCCCTTCAGGATGATTTCTTTCTCAATGTCTTCTTTTTGTTGCCACGAATCCTTCATCATCGACTGCCCATCAAGAGTGATGTCGCCAGGCAACTTGATGCCGTTGTACTTAGAAAGATTCACTCCCCATTGCCAACGAATCAAAGCAACCAAATACTTTTTAAGCAAGCGGTCGTTGTAAACTTCAGGATATACCCGAGGATCAAGAATACGATATGCCTCAATGATCAGATACTGACCGGCAGAAAGTTGTCTTTTATCAGAATCCAAGTACAACTTATTTGCCACACGATTAAAACGAATGCTCTTATCTGGCGACAAAAACTGACGCAACAACTGTAGATACTGCTGTGTCATGTCGTACTGAACAAGATCAATTGTTCCGAATGTATACAGGTCATTCAATGCATATTGATAACGCACATCAAACATTCCGACCGACTGCTGTGTGAACGGGAAGATGCGGGTGACGCTGACGATCAGGTTCTGTAGAAGAACATTCTCAGGACATTCGGGATCTTGGCTTGTTTGAATAGCCTCTGAATCCTGGAATCCAGAACCGTCTGCGGTTTCAGACTGCACATTATCTGCTGTAAAGGAAATATATCCGTTGTCAATGTCCGTTTGGGACAATTTGTACTTCAGATATACCTTTTCAACGCCATCAAAGTGATATTCAGAGAAAAACTGGAGAGCATCGTTGAGGCGATCCTCTATCTGCTCTTCCGATATGTTAATTTCCAGTACGGGGTGACCGTTTGCTCGTAGAGCGTACTCTTTTAACTCGCTTCGGCTTGATATCATCCCGCTGCTGCAATTCGACATTTGGTTGTTCCTCCACGGGATATTTAGCCTTTTCAGTCGATTCGGAGGCAGCAATTACATCCTTTACTGCATTTGCCACTTCCTCGTTCAAAGCAAATTCATCAGCGTTTGCACCATCTATTAAACGCTTGTATTCGTCTACTCTTGAAAGATACCGATCTCCATCCTGCCATGTTCCTGGAATTGTCCACGAATTGTTTTTTGTTCGATAATTTCTTCGTGTTCCGTCATAAAACATGACAATGATTCCCGAAGGCGATCTGTATGCCGGTTCCAAGCGAAGAAATGTGTTTAGGGGGATCTTCAACCCATTCAAATAAATGTTGTCGCCTTCATGTTTGAACATTCATCACTCCTTTGTAGCGGGTTCGTTACGAACTACATCCGAAACAGCAGACGCATCCACATAAATCTCAAATCCTGCTTTTAGGTTTGCAACCCCATCCAAAGTTCCAATCATGTTGGAATTTATCAAACCGATATCTCCAATACCTGAGAACTTTGGAACATTTCTCTTTGTTATGGGATCAATTCCATTTTGTCCCGTTCCGCTCGTTCCGCCGGTTCCACCTGAAAGATCCGGTGTTTGGAAGAATGAGTTGATTCCCTGCAATGCAAACTTATTTCCTGGATTGGCTACTAGTTGAAGTTCGTTTCCACCTTTTGAAAACCCATCATTGATAGCATCAATTGTGGTAAAAGGTTTGATTCTCACCGAAGAATTTTCTGCATAAATTCCACCAATGCTGAGAATTTTTGTACTTCCGATTTCAGCCTTGCTATTCACAACGCAAATTGTTCCACGATTTGCCTTAATATGAGAGAAACCAATCTCCTTGAGATCGTGAGTAATCTTCAGAGAACCAGCATTTTCTGCAATTACAGGAATAGAGCAGCGAGACACAATACTTCCCTCAACAAGAAGATTTGCATTCGTGTCTCCGGCAACTCCGTAATATGACTGACTGATCGTTGAGTGTCCTAGAGAAATCGTTCCCCCATTGTATCCGTGGGCAGCAACAGGGTAGTTCAAGAACAAGCAACCATTCGCTCGAATAGTCCCGCCATCTGTTTGCAATGCAGTTGCATTGCTATATCGATTACCAGGAATATAGAAAGACAAACTTGGATCGTTGGCACTCAAAGATGAAGCATCATTGATGAATGCAATTCCACTACTTGCAAGACCTCTCGGGTTCCATGAACCAAGGAAAGTTCTTGTATTCGGCGTAGTGAACAATGCACCACCCTGACCTGTTGTGTGTACCGTAACAGTATACAGGTCGATAGTGTTCAAATATCCTGTGTATGTTTTATTCAGATATGCAGCAAACGACAATCCGGGTTCATTCAAAAACTCTACGCTGAGATATCTTCCGTTTCCAGAAGTCCCAACAACTTCATATGCTCCGACAAGATTGTTGAAGAATCCTGCTGTACCTGATGTTGCACTTTCATTACCGCTAGAAAGACCATAATTTCCTGTGCTACCCGCAACAATACTAAATGCGGGAAGAACATTGATTGCTTGCCCTGTCTTTCCTGGCTTTGATTGTCCTGTGCCTGCCGTTCCTGTGTCAAAAATAATCCCAAACCCTGTCGCACTCGTTGC